ACGAAATGGAAATGGCAAAAGAAACAAAAATGTCGGCTTTCGATAAATTTAAAGCGTTCCGCGCATCAAACAAGTAAATAAAAACCAAACAATAAAAACCAAAAACAATGATTAGAAACCTAAAATTTGACTTGGACGTAGACACAAACGCGTTGTTATGTCCTAACCCAGATGAGTTTTACTCTAAAGCTTATTTAACTGAAGACATCGCGGACAATTACCGCACATTGCCTTCGATTAAGTCAGCTACTAAACTTGCCAACGTAACATTTGGTAACATCCTCGCCCCAAGTACGTGCAACTTCAGCGCCCCTAGCGACAACCTCGACGCAGTAGACATCGATGTATGTGCGCTTTCTGCAATGGCACAAATCTGCCAATTCGACCTCGAGCAATCTTTCCTTGCTTTGCAAATGTCTCAAGGTTCAAACGGCGACTTTACAGTTGCTTCTTTCATGTCTTACTACTGGACTGAAATGGCTGCTCGTATCGGTAACGACCTCGAACTTATCCGTTGGCAAGGTGACACTACAAGCGAAGACCCAGTTCTTTCTTTGTGTGACGGCTACTTGAAAAGATTGTGTGCTGACAACGCAGTAAATGGCCTTTACAATGGTGCTATTACGTCTTCAAACGTACTTGCTCAAATGACTTTGGTTCTTCAAAACTCACCTGCTGCGGTTCAATCTAAGCGTGCAGACCTTCGTTTGTTCGTTTCTAGCGACGTATTTGTAAACTACCAAATTGCTGCCGCTACTGGTAACACTATGACTTACGTTACTGCACCACTTGCACCTACTTTCTTAGGTATTAAGATTGTTCTTGCTGAAGGCGCGCCAGTTAACACTATGGTCCTTGCTTTGAAAACAGACCTTATCTACGCATTCGACGCAGAAGGCGACGCTAAAGCATTGAAAGCTGTTAACCTTTCTGACTCAGTAGCTGAGCCTTACATTCGTACACGTGCGAACTTGAAAGCTGGTTTTCATTATACTAACCCTTCTCAAATTGTTGTTTACAACGTTTGTTTTGACTAGTATTTAACCAACAATTAAAACATACGGGGCGGCCATAAAACGCCGCCCTTTTTTATAACCTTAAAAATTTTATACGATGTCATGTAGTACACTCGAGGAGATCCTCAAATCATGCGACAACAATAGCGGGGGAATTTACACCCTCTTAATTAACCAACAAGATAACATTACGGGAATTACAACCAACGAGACAGGAACTAACTGGGAAGTTACCGCAATTACCCACACTGCGCCTTACGTTGCTTTGGAGTTCAAACGTAATACGGGAAGCTTTACCGAAGACGGAACTATTGACCTAGTGAATGGTTCTTCTTACGTTACTCAAACTATTAACTTAATGTTTCACCGACGCGACCAAGAAAAAAGCCGCGCAATCAAAGTTCTTGGCGCTGGCCAGCAATACTTGAACGCCGTTGTTGGTGACGCAAACGGAAAATATTGGTACTTCCCTTACTTACAAGTAAGCGCTTACGGCGAAGGCTCTGGGGTTACCCGTGCAGACGGATCTAAGTATTCCCTTACGCTTCTTGCTGAAAACGAAACTTTGGCTTATGAAGTAGACCCAGCTATTATTGCGGGCTTACTCGTTTAATTTTCTTGCAACCAAACCTAGTAGACCCCCTCTTAGTAGGGGGTTTTCTATTTGAACAAGTCCCAAATAAAATTTAATATTGTTATGATTTACATTGAAAAAGGGGAAATAAATACGTTTGCTTTAACCTTAAACGAGGTTACTACAATAGTAGACCCTTTTTACTTGTTCGTCTTTGAGGGCGAATTTAACACGGCTAGCGAACCTATTCTTTGGGCGGGCTTAGATACGTCAAACTTTCCGACTAGATACAACCTATTTACTTTAGAAGAAGGCGTAGACCTAGAACTCATAAGAGGGCAATACACGTATTCGGTTTACGAAAGCCCAGTGCAAATAATTGTAGACGAAAACACAACAACAAACGGACTTAATTTAATAGAAACGGGGCGCTTAGTAGTTGCGGGCGGTTCAATTTCTAGTATATACGACTAATAAAATGGGAATATTCGACAGATTTAGACAACAAAAACCCGAAGTAGTAGAGGGCTACCAAAGCTTCTCGACTCCTTTTGGTAAAATCGGACGCGGTGACTTGTCGTTACCTTACGTAAACGGACGTTACCAAATTGCTGGTTATGTGCCATTTGGGCAGGACAACCTTTTTCCCGAAACTCTTAACCAACTTTACTACACTTCGCCTTTACATGGGGCAATTGTAGACTTTAAAGTTAACGCAACTATTGGCGCGGGCTACGAATTAAAGACGGATAAGCTTACACCGCAAGAACTTCTAGACCTTTACACTTGGGAAAAGAAAATGCGCCTAGCTAAGTCGGTTAAAGCCGTTACTAAACAACTAGTAATGCACAACCGCGTTTACTTTAAGTTGCACTTTGACGAAAAAGGTAAGCTTCATAAAATCGAAAACGTAAGCCCCGAAAAAGTCCGTATTAACAATACTAAAACTTGTTACTATTTGTGCGACGACTGGGCCTCTAGAATAGACGTAGAACAAGTAAAGCCTTACCACCCGCTAAACACGGACAAATGCCAGCTTTATAGCTACGAATTACCTAGCATAGGACAAGATTACTACTCATTACCTCAGTACACTTCGGCCCTTAACTTCGCCTTTTTGTCGGGCGAACTTTCATACTTCGCAAAATCAAACATTCAAAATAGTATTTTCCCCGCGTTTGCCATGATGTTCCCAAAACGTCCACAAAGCGAAGAAGAAAAGAAGGTATTACGGGACACCATAGACCGAATGAAAGGAGCTGCTAACGCGGGTAAAGGCGTGGCATTCTTTGCTAACTCTGCGGATCAATTACCGAAAATCGAAAGCATCCCTACAAACCAAAACGACAAACTATTTCAAGAAGCTAGCGGTTTAAACACGGAACAAATTTGCTTTGCCCATACAATCGACCCTATTTTATTAGGCGTTCGCACGTCGGGTTCTTTGGGTAATGGTTCGGACATTAAACAAGCCTACATTATTTTCGAGAAAAACGTCGTTATTCCGTTGCGTGAAATGGTTACCGAAATCTTTCAGGAACTATTAAATATTTCTAGACTAAAGGCCGACTTTACAATTAAGAATTTCCAAATAATTAACGACGCCATTGTAGAACGCGACGAAAAGACGTCTTACATTATTGACTCGTTAAACGCCTTAGAACCTAGCCTAGCGCAAAAGGTAATTGAACAAATGACACCAAACGAAATTAGGGCCTTAGCTGGCTTACCACCTTTAGAAATTCCTGCGCAATGATCTACTTTATAACTGAAACATACCTAAAGACGAACACGCCTATTACGGCTAACGTAGACGTTACCGACGTAACTCCATACATTGCTACACAAAGCGACCTTAGAGTACAACCAATTCTAGGGACTACGTTCTACAAGTACATGTTAAACGCCTACAATACGCAGACTTTGACTAACGACGAAGAAACGTTGGTGGAGTTTATTCAACCCGTTGTCGCGTGGCGTTCCGCAGAGGATGCCGTCTTCGGGCTTTCTTACCAACTTAAAAACAAAGGTATTCAAACGCAATTTGGTGACTACTCGGGCAGCGTTTCACGTGCTGAGGTTGCGTTTTCAATGGAGCATTACGCACAAAAAGCCAGCTTCTACGAACAACGTTTGATTAAATACCTACTAGCTAATAAAAACCTTTACCCGCAGTTTACTAGTTTGACAAATAAAGACACGGATTTGCGCCCACAAATTGAAGCGTGCGACTGCGTAGGGACTTGCTGGGGACGTTGCGGACAACGTTACAATGACAACGGATATAATAATTCTGTAATGGTTTTCTAATGACTGAGTTCGTTACCATTGTAAAAAAATACGGCGTTACAGGCGTTCTTTGCTTATGGTTGTGGCACACGGATAACCGATTGAACAAAGTTGAGACCGCATTGTATGATTGTTATAAGGAGCAGAGTTTTAGACAAGCTACGGAAACACGAATAGACCTACCCGAAAAACTTTTAGCCGTATTGCCAAATGATAAAAGAACTAATAAACGAAACTCTAAAGCCTAACGGCAAATGGTCAATCAAAAGACTATCCGCTTTTACGTCGTTTTGGATCGCGGTTCTTTACGCTATTATACCACTATTCAAGCCGTTTAAAGTTCACGAATTTGTATTTGTCGGGTTACTTACTTACTCGGCTACTGCAATAGGTTTAACTGTATGGAGTAAAAAAATAGACAAATGATAACAACTGCTCAAGCCTTAGCCAAATACGGACAACCCAACGAGACGGGAACGTATTTAACTACTATTAAACTACCCTACCCAATGCGTATAGCTTGGGACACTAAGACAATGGTAACAAAGATGCGTTGCCATAAACTTGTCGCTGATGCGTTTTTAAACGTGTTTAACGAACTTTTAGAGGTCTACGGATACCAACGCCTTGTTGAACTCGGAATAGACCTTTACGGAGGTTGTTTTAACTTTCGTAAAATGCGAGGCGGTACGTCTTGGTCGAAGCACGCTTGGGGTATTGCCATCGATTTAGACCCTGCGAGAAATACTTTGAAAGAGACTTCTAAGACTGCGCGCTTTGCACGTCCTGATTACAAGCAAATGATTGACATTTTTTATAAACACGGATTTATTTCACTCGGTAAAGAAAAGAATTATGACTGGATGCACTTCGAGATTGGCGGTTAGTTCCGTTATTTTGTCGCTTTTATTGACAATACTTGCGACATCTTGCTCGGTAAATTACCACGTCCGTAAAGCCTTTAAAAAAGGTTATAAGTGCGACGAGGTCGCGGATACAATTCAAATAACTTCGGTTGACTCAATTCCGTACGTTTTAAGGGACTCTATTATGTGGGAAAGGGTATTAGTCCAAAAAGATACAATCGTTCGTTACAAGCGTTCTTTCGTGCCTCAAACGCGATTTGAGAAACGTATTGAGTACAAATTAAAAAGAGATACCCTACGAATGATTGAAAAAGTAGAGGTAGTCA